GATGTAGCCGTTGACCACTGTCTTGTAACCGGCCAACGTCTTGGGCCGGATCTTCTGCGGGGCTATGTCGTCCATCCAATGCTCCATCCACTTGGCCACTGTGATGGAGTTTGTTGCGAGGTCGCCGTGTTTCTCTAGCTCGGTTTTGGCTTTCCGCAGCTCTGCAATGACCGCCGCTTTATCACGCCGGCACACCACCTTCCTGCGCCGTTTCCCGTCGAGTCCTTCGGGGAGTTCAAGCGACACGCACCAGAGCCCGTCTGCCCTCTGATACACCCCGCCGTCTCCTTTGCGGCGTCGTGGTTTGGCTAGTTTCCGCCGCTCGGTCAGTTCGTTGTACTCAGCCAGCAGCCACGCGGATGGTTCTTCCCCCATGGCCCGCATCTTCCGTATCACGGCACGGTCAGCGGCCAGGTTCGCCTCATCCGTGGCTGTCCACTTAGCGGGCATCGCCTACAGCACCATTAGCTTCCGTTGGCCAGTACCCAAATCGATCTTTGAACGCATAGCCCGCCTGTATCGGGGTCGCAGCTTGAACGTAAACCTTTTGCTGATCCACAACGAACTCAAACACATGGATGACATCCTCGGTCTTGGTGGCTCCCCAAATAGTGAAATGCCCCGTTGCTTCTGAGTGGGCAGCCGCCGCCATTGATGCATCGTGTCGCGTGAGTGGGTGCCCGCCTGCATCGCAGACGCTACAAGCCCAGTGATGATCTTTCATTTTTCTGCCTCTCCCTTATTCTTGTCTACCCATTCCCTTACGAGCCCGCGTATAACCTCTGACGGGTTGGTGCCGGCTTGTTGGGTTGCTGCCTGGAACTCGTGCCACAACGCGTCGTCACACCGGAACTTACGATGCGGCGTCCCCTTAGACGGCATCCTTGCAATCTTCCTGACGTTCACAGCTCCAGTATTCGCAGTCGCCGCACCATTCCTCAGCCTCTTGCGTCACTCGGCACTTGCCGCAGTCCTCGCACTGGATATGTGCCGCCTCGACAGCCCGTGCCGGGATCATGACCGCTTCCTTCTATTTGCCAGAACGCCTCTGATGTTCCACCATTTGGGAACGAGCGCGCAGGGCCCCTCTGCGTGAGCCAGCCGCTTGCACCGCCAGCCAGGAAACGTGCCATCACATGGTTTACGTTCGCTCATTTCTTGCCTGCCCTGTCTTGTAGCTCTGCCCAATATTCGGGGCTCTTGTACTCGATACCCTTCTCTCGCCATCCCGCGTCTTCTGCACGAAGCTCAGCGTTCACTTTCTCTGGATCGGTCATTGTCTTTCCTCCTAGATGTTTTCTACCGTGGGGGCGTCTTGTGCCACTTACCATTCGCCCAAATCTTGAAACATCGGGCGCAGCGTGGGAAGGAGTGCGCCGATGCGTGTGCGCGGTGCCCGAACATCCAACAAACTATGTTCATCAACCATCCTCTTCCTTTGCTGCTTGTCGGATGTTTTCGCGTAGTGGTTCCATGACGGTGTTTTGGTATTCCCAGAATGCTTCTTGGTCTAGCCGTGCGGGGCAGTGGTGCGCGGCTGCTAGTAGCGCGTGGATCGCTTCTCGTTTTGCTGTCTTCACTGGTACTCCTTGGGGGGCCGGTTTCCCGGCCCCGCTTCCTTGGTTACTTGACCTGTTCGATGATGCCGCCGACGTTCATGACGCGGATGGCGTTGCCCTTCTTTGTGAGGGGGGATCCGCCGGGGAAGGAAACCGGCTGGGAGATGCCTTCAGCGATCATGTAGGCGGTGCCTCGCTTGGAGATGAGGACCGTGTCGCCATGCCAGTTCTCGACGGTGTAGTCAGCGCCTGCGATGGTTACGATTTCGAGCTCCTGGACCTTGTTCATTTTCTTGCCTTTCCCCTATCGGCTTGTTCCGATATGACCACTGTAGCCTATCCGTTAGCCTACGGCAACACCCGCTAGCCTATTCTGCTCAATTTTTTCAGTTCCAAAAACCGCTAGATTCCGCGTGTTTTCGCGCCAGAACGGTATTAAATCGAATGGATTAATTATACGCCGCACGACTCATAATCGTGAGGTCTCGGGTTCAAGTCCCGACTCCGCTACAACCCGAAAACCCCCGGAAATCCGGGGGTTTTCTTGTGTCTAGGGTCCGTTCTGGGGGCCTCTAGGTCGGGCCTTTTTTAGCCGATCCTTTAGCCTAAGCCTCATTCGGGGGCTGGGTGTTCACGTCCTCCGCAAACCGCTCGATGAAAACCGCAGCGTCTCGCATTCCGCGGATGTAGTCGGGCGCAATTCCAGGTTCTTTATCAAGACCGTCCGCTATGTCCCGCAGCGTCTTCGCACCGAACTTTATCCCCAGCCTCATGCCGTCATTCTGGGCACCAAGTATCTGCTCCTGCATGAGTTCACGCAGCGCTTCTGGCAGTTGGGTCATGCTAGGAGTTCCTTGTCTGTGGTGGCTGTCAGTTCGTACCCAGTGTATGGGTCATGCTTGGCTGCTATGGCTAGGGCTTGCTCCAGCGAAGCCCCTGCACTGATGGCTCCTGCGGCATACTGCCCGCCGGATCCGATGGCGTAGACGCCTGTAGAGTTCCTGACCCAGCCCGTGTTACCGCCTATCTCGTAGGCTCTGCCGTTGGCTATGACAACCATGTGCAACTCAAAGTCACCATCATCGTCGCCTTTGAGGGGGAGTTGTTCGATGATGGCCCGCAGCGCCGGGGTCATCTCTCGCGTCATCCACTTGTCCGTTTGGCTGGTATCGGCAGGCGGTGTTGGCAAGTCTGCGTAGCGCAACTCGTTAGCAAGCAGGGCCACCCCCGCCACTCCGTAGATCGCGCCGTTGTTAGCAAATACCTTTGGCTGTTCCATCTGGATTTTGTCAGGTCCGGTGGCTTGCGAGTCGCAGCCAACCTGCACTCCTGCGAGTGTTTCGATTGCCAAGATAGTGGTCATGCGGCATCCTTCCGATTGTTGAGAGTTGCCGCGCCGTATGCCGCTAAGAGCTGGTCGCGTTGCTTGTTGCGCTCCCACCCGTCCACAAAGATGAACTGTGAGTGGTCGAGGCTCAGGTCCTGCAACTGGTCAAGCGTCCGCACGAATACCGCATGGTTCTGCTTGACTCCATTCCGGGCGCACCATCCGGCGTATGCCTGCCGGTGTTCGGCCATTGCGTAGAGCTTCATGCGGCTTTCCTGTTCTGCTTGATTCGGTCCTGCGTGTTGCAGGTGAAGACCTTGTTTCGCTTGACCCGGATGGCCTCGGCAGCCTCGTCGAGGTCGTGGAACATGCCGACGTAGATGGAGCGCCCGTTGTGCTTGAACTGGGCACACCACATCTCATGCCGCTTGTTCCAGTGGACGCCCAGCACGCCGCTAGTGTTGTTCCGGTTGGGGCCGGCGCGGTTCTCGCCGTTCTGCTTATTCGTCACGGAACGCAGGTGGCCCGGGTTTACGCACGCCCTGTTATGGCAGATATGGTCTATCTGACGGCCTGGCTTTATCATCTTGCCCGTGTGTAGCTCGAACGAATACCGGTGGGCGTAGACGGCCTTGTAGCGCCCGTAGCCGATCTTGTCCACGTGGCCGGTCCAGATCCAGCACTCGCCGGACTTGTCCACATAGTTCCAGAACGTAGTACCCTTGGACATATCGACTCCTTAACAGTCGGTCACAGCCCCGGATGGTTACCGCCATCGCGGGGCACTTTAATTAGTCCATTCTACCGCAAAAACCCCTAGAATACGCGGAATTTGAGGGGATATTGCCCCTTCCGCCGTCACAGCACACCACAGCACACCCCAGCCCACCCCACACAAAACCGGGCACGCAAAAAATCCCCCACCAACCCGTGAAGGTCAGTGGGGGATTTGGCTTTGTAGCAGCCGGGCCCTACGTGTGGCTGGTGGAGGTAATCATTACGAGTCGCCCAACATAGGTGGACCAGTCGCCAGCGGTTGAGAGTTCCCAGCCCTGGTTAGATGACCCGCCACCGGCAAGGGTGATCGGGTTGGACCCGTACCCCTCAATGTAGAGCTTATCCCCGGCAACGGTGGTGGTGTTCCAAAGGGATGAGCTGACAGCAGTCCCGGGCAGCGTTTCGCCCAGCGTTGTCTCGGTGACACGCAGGAAACCCGCGCCGCCCGTGTGGATACGCCCGACACGGCGGTAAGTGATCATAGTGTCCGCGGCGGCATCGTTGAACACGCTGTCACCGGAGAACCGGCGGCGCCACACCTTCACATCACCCTTAGTGGTGGTGTTGGTTGGCACCGTCTCACCACTGGCTAGGGTCAAGTCCGTGTAGGCACCATTGGCGTTTGTATTGAATCCGCCCTTGAGGCTGATGCTTGTCCCGTCCGGAAGTTCCAGAATGTCCAGGGGCCGGATGTTTGCTTTGCGTCCGGGCGGGTACTTGAAGCGGACAAAGTTGGTTCCCTGCGTGGCGTACTCACCGGACGCTATCAGGATGTAGCGGGCAGGGTCTTCAACTTCGCGCCCGTAGACAGTCCACGGCGTGTAAGGTGCTGCCGCCCGTGCTGCGACGGCGAGGGCCTGCACGTAGGGTTTGACGTAACCGATCATGGCAGCGAGTTCGGCCGCTGATGCGTCCGTGCCCGCTGTGGACGGGTGCAACTGGTCGCCCATGAACGGCGAGGTCGCGGGAGAAACGGTGCCGAAGATCGTTTCCTGCGTGTCGCGGACCAGCACGTCGGGCCAACGGTCCATCATCCGCAACCATGCGGCCCGGAGGATAGTGGACTTCGCCTGCGCGTCCCCGTTGGGCACCACGGAACCGGCCCCGCCCACATCGGTGGTGAGGAAGCTGTTCGGGATGGTTCCAATGATCGGAACGCCCGGGACCGCTGCACGGATAGCCTCGATACCCGCAGCTAGGATCGTCTCCATCTGGTCCGTGGTGAGTGCCGTGGCCCGGATGTTGTTGATGCCCATGCTGACCTCAACGAGGTCAGGTGCGGCGGCGGTGAGCGCTGCCATGTTCGCCGTGTTCGTGATGAACTGGACGGTCGCACCGTTGAACGCATGGTTCAGGACGTTGGCGGGCGTCATCCCTTCAAGGAGTCGCCCCTGTGCGATGTGGAACTTGATCGAGTTGTGGAACAGGAGGCCAGCCGCAGCGCTGTCACGGGTGGAGTCACCAATGAGCGCGATCTTCGCCGCTGCCGGGGACTCAGCGAACTTCTGCCGCCACGGGGCCAGCACGAACGCCGCCTTACCCCCGGCTTCACTCTTGAGGGCATAAGTGGCTGATAGTGCCGCCTCGGTCTGGGTGCCGGGTGTGGTGATGGCGTTCTTTATCGCGGTGTCTGTGGGGAGGACGTTGGATCCGTCGTTACCCTTATCGCCCTTGAACTCGCCGGCTGCGATACGTGCGGCAAGGTCGGCGGTAGCAGCCTGCCCCGCCTCAGTGGCGGCGGTCTGCGCTGCCACCCGTGCGGCTACGGCTTCTTCTTTCATGCCCTCGTATGAGGTGAAGACGCCGGACATGCCCGCGCCTTCCCACGCGAGCCGGTCCAACGTGGCGTGTTTGATCGCGGGACCGAAACCGTGCTGATTGACCGTGATCGGGTTCGTGATAGGCGAACCGGTGATGTCGGTGAGGGTGACGGGGGTTTTCGTTGCGTCGTTCGGATCAAAAATCAGGATCGACGCGTTACGCGCAACGTTCGACGGGCTGTTGGGATCCACGGCGAAGATCGCATCGTAGGTGTAGGCCATGTGTTACTCCTTGGGGCTGGGCAAAAGAAAAGCGCCCCAAAGGACGCCGCGGACTTCGGAGGGAAAAGGTGGGTTAGGCTTCGTGCTTGCCCTTGGACGCGTCGGCGCTCGTCAGGTAGCCCGCAACGAACACCAGCAGTGTCGTGATAGCGCCCTGAACCTCGTTCGGCAGCTCGATACCGGCCGTCTTCAGCAGCCACGCGATGATCGTTGTAACAGCGGCGGCGAGTACCGCGGCGGTAACTTTCGGGTTCACGTTCATTTGCGGTCCTCCACGGTTACGGTTGCTTCGACTTTGACGCCCTCAGCGAGCCCTTCACGGACAGCGGCCTTCACAGCCTCAAGGTCAGCGGACGGTGCCACGGCAGCGACCGCCCGGACAATCGCCTCGACGTGCGCGTCATTCCACGCCACGAACGACGCCAGAGACGTTTCCCCACCGAGCCCCGAACCCTGCCGCCCAATCGGCGTATTCAGGGTCTTAGACGCCGCACGCCCGCCCACCAACTCGGCCAGGTAATCCCGGCCATCAGGGGCGCACAGCATCCAGTAAATGTCTTCCTGCTGCTTATCAGTCAGTGCCATGAGGAATCCTCCAGGTTGGTTGGTTGTGGTGGTGCCAGTCGTTACCGTGCCCGACGTGACAAGGGACGTGCCGAAGAGGGTTGCCGGGTTGATGCGCCCGTACATGTAGGAGTTGAGGACATAGCCGTCTGGTAGTGCCTCAAAGTGGAGGTGATCGCCGGTTGATGCGCCCGTGTTACCGGACAACCCAAGGACTTGCCCCTCGTCCACCTGCTGCCCCACGCGGACCCGTGCGGCGCCGTCCATGCAATGCCCGTAAATGCCGATAAACCAGCCATGATCCACAACATAGGTGAACCCGGCGAACCCCGGCGCGATCCACCACGGATTATCCGCATAGGACCCGCTGAAGTAGCCCACATGCCGGACAATCCCAGACGTGACAGCCTTTACAGGCGTGCCGGCCGGGCAAGGGTAGTCCTCGCCCGTGTGACCGTCCGGCTGATAGTTACCGAACGTCTGGATAAGCCACGAATCCCACGGCAGCCAGCGGGTAGGGTTCGCGCCGTACAACTGGGTAGGCGCGTAAGGTACAGGACGAATCATGGCGTGGCCCCTTGTCCGGGTGGAATAAGTGTTGCGCGGCATTGCCCGCCGTCCGATGTGGCGCCGTCCGTGTAAGTAACCGTCCAACGCCCGTTATCGCCGCAGAACGCAGACGAGATGCCGCGCCCCTCTTCACCCTGCGGACCAGCAGGACCGGGCGCACCATCAGCACCCGCAGGACCAGCAGGACCCGGCACCGTAGAATCAGCACCAGCGGGGCCGGCAGGACCAGCAGGACCCGTCGCCCCCGTCAAACCATCCAAACCCTGCGGACCAACAGGCCCCACAGGACCCGGCGGGCCAACAGGGCCAGTGCCGCCAGTCAAACCCAGCAGCCCCATGATTCCCTGATCGCCCTTGTCACCCTTCGCCCCAGCAGGGCCAGTAGCGCCCATAGGTCCGGGGAAACCCTGCTCACCGCGAGGACCCGGAACGCCCGGAATACCCTGCGGCCCAGCCAACGGTGTGGACGGTTCGGCCGCTACCTGCTCCGCCTTCTGACAAATATTCGAACCCACAGGCGACTGCGGAAAGTCAGCGGACTTACACGCCGCGTCGAACTCCTCAGCAAGGCTCTGTTTCTCCTGCTGCTGCGTGTCCCCATACGTCGCATTCACAGCCGCCAGCCGCGCATTATCAAGCGCAAAAAACAGACACGCAATACCAAACGCAATCGACACCACAGCAAGCGCCCAAATCAGCATGTTCCGCCGCCGAGCCGCCCGGTGAGAACGCGCCAACTCCTCCTCCTGCGCGTCCAACGACTTATTAAACTCCGTGTCGTTACTCATCGTCATCCTCCGGCCACGCGTCAGGGTCAGGCTTGATATCATGCGCCACAAGCTGCTCCCGCCACCGATCACCAGCACGAGTCCGCTGATTCAACCTGCGGGTAACACGGGCAAGCTGAGCCTTCAACTCCTCAATGCGATCCTTCAACGTCTGAATCACAGCGCCCTCCCGAGCTTCCCGCTTCTTATCAAGCCGGTTAATCCACCAACCAACACCGCCACCAACAACGCCCAGGAAGGTGCCGAGCGGTACAAGCCATTGAAGATCCACACCGCTGACCCTCCTAGACTTTGGTTAGAACAGCGGCCAGGTAGCCGAGAACGACGTAACCCCGGAACCCGCGTTAATCGTCACGTTCCCCACAGTCGGCTCCACCTGAACATCGGACCCCTGCACCCTGTAGCCGGGCTTGTACGCGGACGGGATCACGGCGATGGCCTGATCATTGCCCCACGCATTAGCACGCGACACGGACCCGTTCACAATGACCCAGCCGTTCTTGACCGCGTACTTGATCCCAGACCAGCCAGAAGTGTTGTTCGGTGTGAAGCCCTGCACCGTGGCAAGGTTCGTCCACGGCACATCCGGGAACGTTGATACGTCACCGACCTTCACCCATTCCGGCGTGTCGTTCGCACCAGAGCGGCGGATCCAGTCGATGCCGTTGATGTTAATCCGGGTGCCGGTCTTGTTCAGGAAGGACCGCACCAGATCGTGCGCGCCGATCAGCCCGCCACCATCACCGGCCCACGTCCGCAAATCAATGAACCCTGTAGGCTGCGTCTGCCCCGCCGTGACCTGCACGAGCGCGAGGGGCTGGTCATCAATGCCGCCAGGGTTAGAGTTCCTGCCGCCAGGAACAACAGCCGTCGCCCCGCCGTTCACCTTCACGAACTTTGATTCACCCGCGGTAGGTGTCCAGTCGCGGCGCACAGCGATAAGGTCCCAGCGTGAACCAGACGCGATAGTGTCAAGCTGTAACGTGTCATTCGCGTAAGTCTCATCCGTGACGCCGTGCCCGAACCCCTTACCTGCCGCGATAGACACGGTGCGGTCGGCCCCAGCAACAGCAGTGACCTTCCAATGCCCCGGCGAACGAACACCATACGTCGCAAGGCCGATACTCGGGTGAGCGTCCGCCCAAGAGCCTTCGGTGTACGGGGCGGTACTGGTTGTGTCGTAACCCCTGGAATAAAACTCAACAGCCATTTAGCGGCGCTCCTGATCTCGTTGTGCCCGCGCTACGGCGGCTAGTCTTTGTGCTGTGACGCGTTCCGGCCGGTCAGTCATTTCACCAATGGCCGGTTCCACGGAGGCGTAATCACGGGACACCCATTTGAGGGTGCATTCCCTGATCACTTCTGTGATGGTGATGTCGTCCGTTACCTTCACCGGGATCCGGTCGCCAACATGGAACCCGCCCGGCCCGTACTTGAAGATCCCCGAACCAGCCAGCGTGAGTGACACGCCATTTTTGGGGCCGTTCTCGGCCAGTGCCTCGGCGCCGCGTGCGTCCATTACTTCGGCGCCGCCGTCATCCCGTGCGTCCTTGAACACTTCGGCGCGCATCCCGTAGGTTGCCTCGCGTGCCGTGTCCGTCAGGTAGCGGAACGTTCGCGCAGTGCCCTCGCCCTGCCCGCCAATGATCACGCGGGAAGCTTTGGGCCGGGTGCGGGTCATACTGACCTGCTTCAACGTCCGCCCGGCTGTGGAGAGTGTTCGGGGGTGGGTGACTGGTTCGTACACGTCCATGACGAGCGCGGTCCCCTGCTGCTCAACAGTGACCCCAATCCCGGCCTCTTCCAGCGCCGGGAACAACCTGTCAGCCAAGGGGTGCATACGCAGCGCAACACCGCCGGGAATGACAGCGCCACGGTTCAGGTTCGGCGCGATGGTCAGGCCCGGAATGCCGAGCCTGAAAACACCGTTCTCTTCCACCGCGGACTTCACCACGTTCTCGGCGGTACCCGTGTAGGTGCGGTACTCCTGGCCTGACTGGTCAGAGATGAGTGCGACGGGTACGGGCCAGCCAGCGATGTCCCACAGGATCCGCTTGTCGTCCTCAACGGAAACCGTGTAACTGCCTGACTTGCCGTCTGTAGTGAGTTCGTCCGCGACAATCGGCCCGGACATCAGAAACTCGCCCTTGAACGACACCCGCAACCGGGCACCGTCCGCCATGAGCTTCGGCAGCTCCTTATGCCCCAGCGGAACCGTCATGGAGAGCGTGCTGATCAGGTTGTGCCGGACAGTGGCAGTCAGTGAGGATGGGTTGCCGATCTGCCCTTGAAATACCCGGTCCTTGTCGTAGACCGAGATGCGAAACGCGCTCACCAGGGCCTCCGGTACAGGGTAGGTAGCAGCGCTTCAACCTTCCCTAACCCCACAAGAGTCAGAGAAAGCGGAACAGCGGTGCCGGCCGGGATGGGTGCGAAGTCCGCCTCACCCAACGCCGCCGTCATGTCCACAGGGTTGATCAGGTCAACACCGACAACACGCTCAGACGGCTTAGACGGCGCCCCCGCAGCAACGTCATACATCGTCGCGCCGATAAGGTCCGGGTCCGACTCGATAACAAGGCACTGCCCCTCGGGAACCTCAAACGGCACATCAACAACCGTTGAGCCCACACCGACAGAAGCCGTAACAGCAGGCCCCTCCACAAACCAGCGCGGGTAAGACTCAACATCGCCGGGGTTGTCCATTGACGCGTTAGCCACCGAATAGCCCGACGCGATATTCACAATCTGCGGGCCAGTAGGGTCAAAGAACGGCAGCGGGGGAGCCTGCCCGGCGAACGAACGGACTACCGGCTCGCCCTCCCAAAACGGCCGCTCAGCAACCAGTGTGATCCCATACGAAGACCAGCCAGACCGCAGCGGGTCCAGATCCAACGCCCTATCCCCGTCAGACTGGAACCGGAGCCGCAACGAACGATGGTTCCCGTCCGGGTGCGTCACCGTCCAAACACCCGTGTCTTCCGGGTCCATCGTCCGCCAAAACGCCCGGTCACGGTGCATCCAATCAACCGAACCAGCATCCGAGAAAATGTGCAGCGGCCAAAACACCTCACGGTCAAGAAACGACGCGCCCTCAAACCGTGAACCAGCCACCGCCGGGGACTCAGTAGCGTGACGCTGAGACGCAACACTCCCAAGCCCCCGAACACCAGGCATCAAAAACAATCCCGTAGAAGGATCAGTAAGAACCCACTCCGTACCCTTAGACGCCCACCGCATCCCCAACCCAGCCCAAGCCGGAGCGGCAGGCACAGGCGGCAAATACGGGGCACCATAAACAATGTTCGCCAATGGGCTCTCCCTCTATCTGTAAACCGCTAGAGCGTCCTGCTGACGCGTCAAAATAACCCGCGCCATCTCGTCCTCATCGCGGACATGGATCGTCCCGTAATTGTTGAAACCAGCGCCGCCCGCAGACACGCCTGTGAGCGCGCCAGCGGGGGTGTAAGCGCCCGCACTATAGGAGGGAACCTGCGGGACCTGCACAAGCCCATTCACCGCCGCGGTAACGCCAGGCTGAGACGCGTTCACACCAGCGATCACGCCCGCGCCGATCATCATGCCAACCTGCGCCTTGAACACACGGCTGGGCGACTTGATACCAAGGAAACCCTTGATCCCGTCAAGCATCGCCCCGCCAACGTTCCGCACAGCAGCCACGGCGTTGTCGATCATCCCGCCAACGCCATTAATGAGGCCCTGAATAATGTTCTGACCGATACCCAACATTTGCCCCGGCAAGGCACTCAACGCGCCTGTAATCCTGGATGGCAGGGAAGTGAAGAACCCAACAAGCGTCCCGATAAACCCCGACACGCCGCCAATGACGTTGTTCCACGTACTGGAAAAGAAATTGCCGATGCTGCCCAAGGTTGAAGCGACGAAGTTGCCGACCAGCCCGAGCCCGGAAATGACCACCTGACCGATAAGCTGCAACGCGCCCCGAACAATGCTCCCAATCGTGTTCCAAACACCCTGGAAGATGTTCTGTACACCGGTCCACACGTTCTGCCAGTCGCCCCGGATAGCACCCGACACAACCTGAATGACACCCTGCACTATCTGCATGGCCGACTTGATCACGTCAGCGACCACAGAGAACACCGTCACCACAACAGGCATGAGCGCCTGAATGATCGGGATAAGCAGCCCGGCAATGATAGTGACCAGAGGGGCAATCGCGTTCACAACATTGCCGAAGATCGACATAAGCGGCGGCAGGATCGATGTGACAAGGCTCGTGATGATCGGCGCCAACTGCCCAATAAGCGCCGCCACCAGCGGCATGATCGCACCAAGCACACCCATCAACACCGGGACCAGCGTCACCAGCGCCTCAGAGAACACAATGAACATCGCATTGATGACCGGCATGATCGACACCAACACGCCCGACAGTGCCCCGACGAGCAACTGAATGATCGGCGTCAACTGCTGCAACGCGCCAGTCAGAACCGTGCCCAGAGTCAGCGCAAGGACCTGAAAGAGCCCCGCAATCTGCGGCAACACAGGACCAAGCGCCTGAAAAATCAGAGACAAAGGAGAGAACGAAGACACCAGCGCGAACACCTGCGGGATCAGCGGACCCCACGTCGCACTAAGCGAACTAAACATCGGCCCAACCACAGACAAGGCAGACTTGATCTTCCCGCCAATGTCTATCGCCGCGTCACGGACATTGAACAGGAAGTTAACCAGACCGGAATCTTCCTCAACCCGGAACGCCTGAGCGAAAGCGCTAGAAAAATCACCCTTCACCAGCAAGTCATAAAGACCCTGCGCGCCGCCTACAAGCGTCCTGATCGCTACGACGGTCCCGTTTATAGCCGGGCCTAGGGCGTTAGACAAGGCCCCAGTGAACGCGGCAACAACCGGCAGCAACTCCTTGCCGACCACAGCCTTACCGTTCGCCCACTGCGCGTTTAGTACCTGCTGCTTGTGAGCGAGCGTGTCACTCTCGCGGCCGAAGTTACCGTGCGCGTCCGCCGTCTGCTTCATAATCAGAGACAGGGTTGCCGCCTGGGTAGCCTCGTCAGAGAGCGACCCGCCAACCTTCGAGAACCCAAGCGCCGCGGCCTCAGCATCAATCTTCGCCTGATTCAGCGACACGCCATAGCGCTCAATTGGGTCGCGTTCGCCCTTGAGGGCCGATGAAAGAGCCTCGACAGCCTCGGAAGTCGTGCCCCCGAACATTGATGACAAATCAGCGCCGAGGGTAATAAGGTTCTGCGTCTTCGGCGCCAACTCATCCATCGCCGTGCCGCCATTTTTGAGCTGCGAACCAATCAGCGTGCCCAGCTCATTAAATTCATTCATGCTCAGACCAACATCGTTGGCCGCGGAATCAGCCCACGCGTGCATATCCGCAGCCGACTCACCAAACACGGTACTAATAGCGCCTACCGACTGCTCCAGATCCGCAGCACCAGACACCGCAGACTTGAAAAACGAGCCAATACCCAGCGCACCAATAGCAGCAGCGGCGATACCAACAGCCCCGCCAAACCGTGAACCGGCTTCCTTGCCCGCAGACTCGCCAACATCGCCGGCGCCACCAAAGGCTTGCTTGATTTCAGCGCCAAGCTTGTTGGTGCCCAATCCAACGGAGATAAACGCCGCGCCAATTTCCGTTGCCAAAGGGCACCAACTTTCGCTATGTAGTTACCAGCCCAACCACTCTTTGATGGCGGTCATACTCTCGGCCTTGCCGCCGAACTTCTTAGCCTCAGGCTCAACACCAGGACGGGGGATCGGCTTCGGACGGTTCCGGTTCTTCTGCCCGTCCTTCGACTGCATCCAATTCCCGGCGATCACCGCATCAGCAACAACCGCCAACAGGTGCTCAGACAGGCCCCACGGCGCCGCGTCAGGGTGCATCGCACGATGCAACGCACTATCCGGCGACTGATACTGCACAATGTCGCGCAGGTCCGCCCAAGACACCAGTTCGGGCACATCCGCGGCCCGGTAGCCGATCCTCAGCAGGTCATAATTCAGGGCTCCCCGAAACTCCCGAAGGAGAGTTAGGAGCCCTCGGATTCCCCCGCCGACACTCCACTGTCAGACTGCCAAGCCGTGATCAGGCCGACGAGCTGTTCCTTATCGAGGGTGCGGATCGCCTTACCAACCGGCGTATCCTTCGAACCGAAGATATCCAGGTACGGACCGATAGCGTTCTCCGGCGCAGACTCAATGATCTCCGCGACACTCACCGGCAGATGCTCGAACTTCGGGACGTTGTACGTCTTCCCGCCGATCTTGAACTCAAAAACGTTCTGCTTCAATGACCGCTTAGCGGCCGGCACTTCATAAACCATGGGGTGACTCCAAAGGTAGGGTGACTGATTGGTTGGGTGACTATTGGGTGACCTCGGGGCGGGGAGTCACCACAACCCGCCCCGAGGGGTCTTCACTAAGCGGCGAACTTGCCGTCGTCGAGGTACTTGTACGCTTTGTTGCCGTCAGCGTCCTCGAATGCCTCTACAGTCACCTGGTAGCCGATGACTTCGGTGTCGGAGTACGTGATGTCCCCAACTTCGGTAATCTGGCCGTCAGGGATGTGGATGCGGATCTTCGCGTCGCCGTCCTTGACCTCGAACGCGAACGGCATGTGCGGCAGAGTCGCGCCGTTGACCTTGACCGCGTGCAGAGTGCCAGTGGAAGCGGTCGCCGCCGTGGTCTCCACGTTGTCTTCGCCGTAAACAGCCCGGAGTACGTCACCATTCAGGGTTTCCAGGAAGGTGAACTGATACGAGACGTTATGCTCGGTCTGGACGATCTTGACGACAGAGCCGCCCCACGCCCGGATGCGGTCGCTTGACCGCTCGTTGGTTTCGGTGACGCCGTCTTCACCGATGTAACCGGCAGCATTGAAGCCGGTAAGCGCCGAAGTCGCGTCAGTAGGTGCTACAGCGGCGTCCGTGCCAAGCAGGACACCGCCAGTCGCCAGCGGGACGCCGGCAACTACGTTGGAAGCTGTGTTAGCCATGTTTCCTCCAAAGGAAAGTAGTTAGGGTTTTGCCGGACGTACGTGCCAGCGGACAGTGAATTGGTAGCGCGGTTTGGTTGTGTCGGGGTCGGGGAAGAACTGCACGCCACCAACGGAATCGACGCGGCGAACAAACACCCCGCCGGCCGAAGTCCACGCAGCGGAGAACATGTGCGCCTGGGCGGTACGGGCAAGCTGGGACGTGGTTGGTTCGTCAGGGCCCCAACACTCCACCGTTAACTGCACGGTGTCAGTGGCGACGTTGACCCGCGTACCGCCCGTAAGCGACACCTTGACCATCCTGTTAGGCATCGTCGCGGGGACCTTCGTAGCGACCTTGTCAGCCAGTGCGCCAAGCTTGGCCCGGAGGAACGTCACAGCCGCAAGTTCCGCGTCGGGGGTAACCAGCATTTCAGCCATTGACTACCCCAACCTGTCGAAAATACGCATAAGCGTCTGGTTCCGGCTGTTATCAAGGATCGCCTTGAACGTGTCCGTATAAACCGTGCCAATCGCACGGCCCAACGTCCCACGCCCAACACCCTGAACAACCGAACCCACATAACCCGGACCAGCAGCAGCCGCCGCAGCATCCACCTTCGACTCAAGCAACGACACCGCAGCAGGAGAACGACGAATAGCCTCAAACCCCGCCGCTTTGAGAGTGATCTTCGTCTTACCCATCAGCCAGTCACCAACCTCAAAGACACAACACAACCCAACCGGCGACCACTAAACGGGTTCTCCCAACGCCGCGCCACACCCTCAACCTCAAACGTCTGATCATGAACAATCAACCGATCAGCGGCCTCAACAGGAGCGTCATACGCGGCATAAAGAGTAGGCTCAACAATCACCCTCTCCTGACCCGCCAAACGCGGCTCAGAAGACGAACCAGGATCAAACGCGCACCCCTTCAGGAGCGCCCACTCAGTCCAAGCCGACGAAGCATTCCCGTAAGCATCCTCAACGCCCGCAACGTACTTCATAAGCGTGGCAGTCACGCCCCGACGATGCCGCGGAAACAAGTACGCAGGCAGGCCCATAGCAATGTTTGCCATCAGATCCACCATCCGTCAGGCGGCAGATACGCGGGCGAATAAGGCGAGAGCGCAGGGATGGTGTCAACGGTGAACGCGCCACCACGGGAACCCGTCAAAGAGATCCGCGCCAACTCGTCATCAGTGATCCACAACTCACCAGGCTGATCACCGCCAAGAGTCACCGAACCACTAAACGGGCCTGTGCTCTCCTGCCTGGTCCGCACGCCCTCCGGGTTACGGAAGACACGCTGAACCATCGAACTGACAATGTCCTTGACGTTGTCCAGAAGGTCAGGCTCGGTCACGGGGTCAGCATCAACACGCAACGCCAACCCCGGAACCTTCGCCCTCAAAAGACGCTCAGCACGCCCCACCCAGCGGTCAACCAAAGCCAGATCAGTCGGCGCGTCATCGCCAATCCAAACAGCCACAACATCAGCAGCGGTAGTCCAAGCCATGACGCCTCCTACTATTCAGCCGTGCGGGGTTTGCGAGGTGACCGCTTCGCACGCGGCGCAGAATCACTCTTGGACTCCACGACTTCCGATTCCTGCTCCTTGAAACCGGCCTCCCGGAAGCGGTCAACAAGCCCATCAGGCACGTCAACCGCTTTCCGGGAATAAGGGGAGAGCATCAGCATTAGGCCGTGGTAGCGCCAGTCAGCTTCACGAAGTGGGCGCCATCGCGGACGATGAAACCGACCTCAACCTCAGCGAGGATCGCAAACATGTTGCGCTGCCACAGGTTGAGCTGCGTGCCGTTCTTGTTCACGGTCGCGGTGTCGCTGATCTTCACGCGGACATCTTCAACCACGCCGTAGATGGCGGAGTTGGCGAAGTCGCCAGCGTAGCCGATCACGTCAGCACCCGTAGCCGGGTTGTTGTACACAGCGCGGGACTTGAGGACCTGACGGCCGAACAGCGAACCGATGGCGCCGGTGGAAGCCTGCACGTCGCGGAGCAGTGCGTAGTTACCCGCAGCGTCCTTCGCGGTCATGACAAGGCCCTCAGCCTGCGGGGACAGCAGCCAGTGGCTCAGGTCGCCGCCGGCAGCACCGACAGTGGACAGTGCGCCAACCAGGTCCCCGACAGTGTCAGTGGAATCCACAGCGACAGCAGCGGAACCGGACAGGACATCGAAGTTCGAGCCCGGCGCGGTGCCGTGCAGGATCGTCTCGTCGAACTTGCGTCCCAGAGCGGACGGAAGGCGGCGGGCCAGTTCTGCGTACAGGGCAGGCAGGTCACGGCGGAACTCTTCAGAGAACGTCTCAATGACAGCCAGCTTGTAGCCGGTCATCGACTTGTTCGAGAGAGCCACATCGGAGACGGGCTTCTCGTCCGTCTCCGCAACCCAGTCAGCCTCGGCGTCGCCGGTGATGATCGGGATGGTCAGCCCGGAAGCGGGGAGGTTGATCCGGCGAGAAGCCCGCATGATGACGGACTCTTCAACGGCGGTGTTCCAGATCTCGGAAGAGATCTCCTTGGGCAGCAGGGCCCCAACGTTAGTAGAGGTACGGTTCAGGTCAATTCCAGCCATAACGGCTCACTCCTTAAGAGGAAAGTTGGTTAGCGAAGAAGTCTGCGAACTGGTCACCAGTCGAGCCCTTCACCGTGTTCTGATTCACTCGGGCGAGTGAACTAGAGGACGGGCCGGCAGATTTCTGCTCACCCCGGAAAGCGATAAGCGCATCAGCCGCAGCCTCAAGCTCCTCCTGCGTGCTGCCAGTCAGCAGCGCGAAAGGGACACCCTTAGCAGCAGCAACCTCAGCGCGGAGAGCCTTAGCCTCAAGCTCGGATGCACGCTTCTCAGCAGCAGCCAAACGCTCGGCAGTCTTCTCAGCCTCGGTCTTATTGGCTTCCTCAATCTCTGCGAGCTTCGCGGCCTTAGCCCTCAACTCGTCATAATCGACAGGAAGCTTCTTGCGCTCCCGATCAAGCCGCGCCTGGATGATCCGATCAAGTTCCTCCTGCGAAGCAGGGGCCTTGTAGCCGGAGTCCTCGGAAGACTGATCGGTGTGTTCTCCCGCGTCAGCGGTAATGTCATCAGACATAGGTGTATCCATCCGTTTAGAGCCTGTCGGCTGTTTACTAGGGCCACACTTACGGCGTGCGTAACCGCTTCACGGGAGACCGTGGAAGATTAAGGGGCGTCTACGGACGCCCGGTAGAGGTCATAGAGGGCGTCGGGGTCATAGCCGTACTCAACGCGAGCCCGCGTCTCGTCCCAGACGGGCATCGCATTGCAGCGGCACTTGCCATGGAACTTCTTCGACTCACCAACAGTCGATTTGGAGTAAACGAACCCGCGAGAGGCCAGCATCAAGCAGAACTTGCAAGCGCCAGGCTCGGGAACTCGTGCGTACGCGGCCTTGTCTTTGTGCGCGGCTTGGATGACTGTGTCCCGGCCAGGCTGTAGCGCGTACTCGTTCGCCATCATGCCTATAAAGGCAGTCAGCGTTGCGCTATCACCAAGCCACAGAGGCCCACTAGCACGCGTCGCAAACCCGAGACGGGCATTCACCTGTTCATCAGGCACAAGGGGCGCCAGGGGAGCCCTAAAGCTCCCCGGCACACCCTCAGCAGACCGCATCTCATCGAACCAGTCAGCCGCAACAGACGCAGCCATGTCGCCATACTCAGCAACCAGTACCGGGACGAAATCGAACAGAGCCAACTGGACAGCATCAGGACGCTCAAAGTTCAGCGCACCAAGAAAGTCCGTCAAATCCTGCTCAACCAGTGACGCTATGCCATCATTCGTCTGCTCGAACTGCCGCAGGAGTTGCATTGACATCAACAACCTCCTGAACAGGGGCCTTCACAGCAGAACGAATAGCGTCCATCCGGGCGCCGGCAGTAGCGCGGCGCCGGTCAGCAACAATCCGGTCAATCGTCGTCTGATCAAACCCGAGCTGCTCCAACGTCACCGCAGAATCAGCAGGCAGAACGCCCGCCGTCACGAGTTTCATCACAGCATCGGCCGCAGCGGACTTAGTCGGGGTAGCTGGGTCCCGCCACTTGGTAGTCAGCAGCTCCAGACCCTCACTGGAGCCATCGACAATCTCAACAGCCATCCGCATCGCATCAACCCACGCCGAACCGAACGGCTCATGCGCAGACTCAGCATCAGCGTTCAAGTCAAGGTAAGCCGTGTGCATCGCAGCATCAGACGCCGGGTTGTCATGGATGATACCGAGCGCATTGACAGGGATATTCGTCTCGCCGGCGAACTTCGCACCAATCGTCCGCAACATCTCAGCGTGCGGCTGCATCGACATCTGCTGGAACTGACCAACAGAAGGAAGCTCGCCATCCTCATCCCGACCAATCGCCAACAGCCGGCCCAGGACAGCATCCCAACCCGTGCGCTGCGTACCATCAGCAGACATAAAGGCGGACTCGTCAGCACCCAAAAGATAACGCTGTGGCGAGCTGTAGAACTCCGCTGAAACTTCCATACGCAGTGACGTGCGGATCGCCTCATCAGTGATCCGCATAACGCCCTGAGTGATCCGCGAACGGCCGAACGGGTACTCCGGGCTGGAGTCATACGCCAACACCACGACAGGGCACCTGCCGAGACTGTGGGCCGCTTCCTCCAACACCCACCGACCCTGAATGAACTTGGCCGTCACAATCTTGTCCTCAAGGTACAGAATGAACTCAGTAGGGTAGCCGCCCTCAACCGTGACAACCGAAACAGCAGCAACAGCACGCCGCTTATTCGCATCCCACAAAGCCGTGGAAGAAGTAGGGGACAGCGCCCGGATAACAGCCTCAGGCTCACCCGGGCCGCCAGCCATCACAGCCACAAACGACACACCATAAGTCAGTGCCGACATGTGCGCGTGATGCGCCTCAATACCCATCCGGTTATCAGCCCAGATCCGGTCGATACCGAACTCCGCAGAATCAGCGCCAGGAACCGCAAACCCGCCGAGCTTCACACGAGTAGCCAAAGACTTCACAGCCTTATACGGCCAACCCAACACAGTCTCAAACGAGTTCAACTGCGGCGGAATAGCAATACCAAGCTGACGCACACGCTGCTTCGACTCAAAATAGCGCCGGCGCGTCTCATTAATACCCGCAACCGAACGCAACTGACCAAGGCACTCGTTCAGTTTCTTGTTGTCGTCTTCGGAGAGGCCCGGAATAACCAGAGTGTCAATCACGGACAACCCACTTTCTACATAACAAGGACACGGCCCGTCTTAGCCGGATCGCGGGGAGGCTTAGCGAACTTCACGACGCCATAATGGGCGCAGGTAGCAGCAAGCAAGGGAGTAAGGTCAATTTCCAAGGTCTTACGCGACCACTTCCAACCGCCCGCGTCCCCAAGGTTGGCCTTCTTAGCGCCAGCCAGAGAAACGTTGAGTTGGTGCTGGTCAAAATGGGTTAGCGTCTTGTCCTTCGTGGCAGCGTCATAGAAGCCGCCACACGCCTGCATAAGCTCGTTACCTGACAGGGCTCGCACCGTCACGCCGCGGCGCTTCAGGATCGGCTCCAAGGACCGGGCAGGGCTATAAGCGTCCATCACCACAGGGGTACGCTTGCCGGCGCGTTTCACAATCCAGTCAACGAGCGCGTCAGTGTTATCCGCCGCGCCCTTTAAGTCCACAAGCTCCACATGGATGCCAGAATCAGAGCGGAGGCCCACGGAAACTGAGGCCGCCGTCCGCTCCATATTCATATCAATCCCGTAAGCCGAAACCGGCACGTCAGGAACATCCATTACCGCACGGTCAGCCCACGCAGGCGCAGGGATCACAGAAAGCTGTTCATCCGAACTCCACATGCCGAGGCGTTCACGGGCGAACGTCTCCTCAGACATCGCACCGAACTCGTCTTCGATGGTGGTCTGATTCAGACGGATACCAAGACTAGGATTAGTCGCCGCCCATAACGTCCGGTCAGAAACGTCAACATCACCAGCTACAGACCATTCAACCCACGCGAGGCGCTTGTCCTTACCGTTGATACCCGCGGTACGCATGCGAGTGAACACGTCACCGTCCATATTCGGCGCCGGCGGTGTCCCCAAGAGGATCTGCAGCGGATCACCAGACGGGGCCGAAGAAATAGTGGGCAAAAGCGCGGCCTGCGCGTCCTCACCGTATTCCTGGGCCTCGTCAGCTACCAGCACATCCACAGTGAAGCCACGGCCGGAACCTTTTGAGCGGGCAATGAACTCAACCGAGCCACCGTTATGCAAGATGATGGCCTCTTGGCCGTTCGTCTTCCGAATGTCACGGACCAGCGCCGCAAGCTCCGGGTACTTCCGCTCATTCTCAAAGAAGGACGCGATACGCAGGAAAGCCTTACGGGCTGTCTTGACCTCGTGCGCCGTGTGGAGGATCTTTAGGCCGAGTTGAGCCATGAAGAACAGCTCGACCATTTCGAGGATTCCGTTTTTTCCGTTTTGACGCGGCACCGTGATGCCCCAGCGACCAGCAGCCCACTTGCCGGCACGGTCACGATTCATCCACGCATTCAGCACGTTCATCTGCCACGGATCAGGAGTCAGCCCGTAAGCCGTAGCCAGAAACGCGCAATCATCAGCATCCGACCACTTAGTCTTCGGATGATTAGCAACACGCGGCGACTGCACACCAAGGAGAGTCGCCACGAAACATCACCCGGTCTTCTTAGCCCTAGCCTCACGGCGCTTATTCAACTCATCAAGCGCCGTCAAAGGCTTCTCAACAGTCGGCGCCTCGATCTCCTCGATCTGCAACAGCACATCCGTAAACTGCCGCGAGAGGGCCGCAACATCCCGCGACTGCTCCGCACTATCAAGCTCCAACGCCAGCCGCTCACGCAGCGCCACAAGGCCAGCCAGGCGACCCTTAGGGGCCTCATCAACCAGGCTCATGACACCTCCAAACGTGAAAAGCAGGAGTCGGGGGGATATTTTTCGCTACGCCAATGGTGCGAACGCAGCGCGCTTTGGGGGTCGCCTCCCCACCCCTTCATGCCGCTGAAACTGTGCCGGGGGTGCCTATCTGCATCAGCAGTGGGTGTAGGGGCTCCAAGAGCATTAATGCTTGCTCCAGTTCAGCTATTCGCGCTTCGTAGGACTTGCGCGCCTTCATCTCTGCGATGTTCTCAACATGGGTTGCTGCCTGAAGGTGGGAAGGGTTAACGCACATCGTGTTTGCGCAAGTGTGATGTGCTTGCTGACTTCCGAGGGGCTTGCCATGTTTAGCTTCGAGGGCCAGTCGGTGAACCTGTAGCTGCTTACCTGCCCACCTCTGCGTTGGGTAGGAACTTGATGACTTTGACGGCTTATTCTTTCCGCCTTGCCACTGCCAGCACCCGTCTGCGGTCTCTGTGCTCTTAGCTCGTAGCTCGACGATAAAGTCAGCCCATCGTCCATCTTCGTAGGCGGCGCGGAGTTCGCTTCGTTGCGCTCTCCAAAGAGCGGCAAGCTCGTCTGCGGTTCGCGGCTTTGACTTCGGCGCTGCACTGGCTACCTGAGCTGCGATGCGCTTCTGCATTCCCTCGGTTGAGAGAGTTAGCGCCTGGTGGCATTCATCTGAACAGGTCCTTCGATCTTTACGATTGTGCGCAAAGGTTTCGGTACATACCGCGCAGACTAGAGCGTGCTGAACGTGGGCCCGGTACCAGTTTGAGTAGTGCGTTGTGCACATGCCGCGGGACTGTACTTTGCGCTGGCAATCTACTTCTTTACATGGGACAGTTGTCATATCGAACTCCTCTGAAAGTTCGGTCATGGCCCCGATCTGTTAGCGCAGATGCGGGGCTTCTCTATTTGGTTACCAGTTACGGGAAGTCTTGATTGGCTTTAGTGCGAGTATCTTGGGCGCTGACCGATTGCCCTTGGATTGGTTGCATTTGCGGCAGCAGACGCGGACATTGTCGTGTGTGTCGGTCCCGCCGAGGCTGTGAGGAATAACGTGGTCCACTTCGGCACTTGCTGGCGTCTGTCCGACGTCGTAGTCGAGTAGCACGTCACAGTCGGGGCAGTTTGTTAGTCCGCCACGCTTAGCACGGTAGAGAGCTTGACCGCGCAATCTCTTCCAGACTGTTGTGCCTGTGCGTGAGGTTGCCATGTCACCGCCCCTGTTAATCGGGTGTGCGTGTCGCTATCATGGTGTGACTTAGTCATCTACCCGTTGGGGGAATCATGTTGGATCAGGCCGTAGCTCAGCACGTAAACAATGGATGGACTGTAGAAAGCCGCACTGAGACTCAGGCTGTGTTGACCAGAAAGCAGAAGCTTGGCTGGTTCTGGAACATCCTGCTTAGCGTGTTCACTGGCGGTCTGTGGTTGGTCGTGGTGTTCTTCAAGCTGGTGAACCGGAAGGTTGAGCGCAAGGTCCTGACCGTGGATGCTGCGGGTAACCTGGTTCGTTAGCCTTTGAGGTAGCCGCTCTCGTTGCCCCAGAGTAGGACGCCGTAGTAGTTGCCGTTGTCTGAGACGATGCAGTCACAGCCGCCGCATACGAGCCAGATGCACTCGGCGTTTTGGCAGTGGAGTTTGGCTAGGCGCATGTTCACTCCGCACGCTGGGCAATGCTCCACTAGTCTTCCTCGTCGCCGGTCATGAGCGCCCAGTCCGCGTTGTCGAACTCGTTCTCTAGCGTTTCGGTTCGGAGGCGTGCGGCGTAGCTCTCTAGCACGTCGCAGATGGCGTTGTAGATCCTCATGCGGTGCCTCCTGGTGTTGAAGGGTGGATTACTTGATCGGCTGCGTTTCCTATAGTTGCCCAGCGTCGTTCATCCAGCGCAGCGTGTAGGAATCGAACCTACGATTACGGTTTTGGAGACCGTCGTGATACCACTTCACCAACTCCACTTGAGCCCCTACCCGGCATGATGATGGTGAGCCAGGTGCCGCTTACGAGCCGGTGGCTTCTCTCGTAAACCTATTCAGTTGTGTTCCCGCCTCGCCCGCAGGCTTTCAGTGGGGGAGTGTTCGGGGTCAGTGGCGCATCCGACGCGCATGGCCCCAAGGAACCGTGCGCCCCATGGGGGTTGGCGCACGGTTCCGGTCAAAGGTCCGGGTGGAAGTTCCGGATTAAACAAAGAAGGCCCTAGAAATTTCGAGACTTCTGGGGCGGTGGCATCAGTGTACCAGATTTTAACTCGATTGTGTTAACTCTTTCGTTGGCGTGTCGAGAGCGGCAATGAGGTTATGCATCTCCTCGTCCTCCCAGCGCGCTTGGCAGTAATCGCAGGCAACCCACATACTGCCTGCTGTTGCGTGACCCGTTAGTGTCGGCTTGCGGATGTTCTCGCCTTCCTCCACCACCAGGTAGTAGGCGTATCCGCATTGAGGGCATGGTCCGCTAATGGTAAGTGGTTTCGGGGGACGGAAGTAGGCTTCGATGTCACGGACCCAGCCGGTGACGTACTTCTCGGCTTCGGCTGCCTTGTCTGGGCTTGCGGATGCGATTCGAGTCCATGCCTGGATCTTCCCTTCGAGCGTTGCCCGTTCGCCGCCGCTGTGGGTATTCCAATAAAAGCGCGTGCTAACAGCTTCGATACGGAGGTACAGGTCATAGGCATTAAGACTGATCGGCGCCGGAGTTCCACCGCCTCCTGTGCGTTGTCCACTAAGCCCCTCGAATGCTTCCCTGAGTTGGTCAAGCAGTGACGCGGCTTGGTGGTACGTCTTGCCATCGTCGCGCTGCACGGCACCAGCGTGAGGTCTGGTAAGACGGTGGACCGCGTCAAACAGTGCACTCATGAGTTCCGCCTGTCTAGTTCGTTGTGCGTAAAGAGTTCGAGACGTTTTGCGGTTGCCGCAGCATCTGCGGCCTCGGCGGTTTCGTGGTATCCGAGGAAGTAGTTCCTGCCGTGGTGCACCACGTAGGCGTGCCATTTTCCTATGTCTTTGCGATAGTGCACGCCGCGGATTCCGGAACCGCTTGCAATCGACGCCCCGGCGCGGTTCTCCATGTTCTGCTTGCGGGTTGTTAGCCGGAGGTGGTCAGGGCGGACGCATCCACGGTTCAGGCAACGGTGGTCAACTTCGGCGCCTTCCGGGATTTCTCCAATGAAGGCTTGAAACGCGAATCGGTGGGCGCTTGTTGCGGGGGAAGTAGCGTTGAATACGCCGTACCCCTTCTTGCTCTTGTAGCCAGTCCATTCCCAGCAGTCGCCGGACTTGTCCACGTAAATCTCGAACCGATCTTTGACCGGCATTCCGAGGGTCCTTGACGGACGTAACTCTGTACCTGCTCGGCGCTGTGCATAGTGCGCTGCGCACAACCCGCCAGCCAGGTGCTTCTTGCCGCAATCCTCGAATTCGCAGGTTAGGCGCGTGGGAGTTCGCGGTGTTGTCTTAAACTCTCCACGCAACCTCGCGCTGTTGTAGTGGACGGTGCAGAAGCCTCGTGCGGTGGGCTTCTTATCACAACTGTCAACTGAACAAATTTTGGGTACCATGTCTGGTAGCCCCTTCCTGCTAGTACCAGAAAACGGGTCAGGCTCCAGGCGGTGTTGACGCACCTCTGGGGCCGTTCTTATTATCCCATGAAACCCCCGTATTTCCGCGGATTTTAGGGTCATTCTAGGCCTAACCTTTCGGTTATTTGCTGGAGTAGTTCTTGGCGAAATTTCATGGTTATGGACCATGTCCCGTCGATGTCTGTGAACTCCGGGGTATGCATGAGGGCGATGAGATTTGCTGTGCGCTGTTCATAAGCGGCGTTGTCAGCGAGTCCCATTGGCTTCCTCCTGGTCTAGTTCGCGGCAACGGTTCAGCCATTCGTCGTGCGTCTCGGCGTAGATGTATTCGCGCTTCGGTTCTGGCGGTGACACGGATGACCGCTCATCGGGTCCGCCGTCATCGAAGTAGGGCGACTCAAGTAGGAAGTCGTGCGCGGCCTTGGCTTTGCGGTAATCAGCCCAGTCGGCCTCTGTTGGCTGCGTGATGTCGATGCGCTCAACAATCCGGCTGTAGCGGCTGTCCCTGAATCCGCGCTCCCAATAAACCTGTTCCGCGGATAGTCGGATGGCTACGTAGTTCTTATGGAGCTTCATTCGCTGTCTCCTAGTTCAATGATTTCGAGCACGATTTCCGGGTTCCCGACCCCGCCGTGCCTGTGGTCTGGTCCGATGACATGGTGGTAGTCGTCCGCAGCGAGGAACCCGCACGAGACCAGCGCATCGACACACGCCTTCGATGTCACATTGAGGTTGTTCGGGTCGTAGATCCCGCCACGTGCTTTGAAGATGTGGGCGATGATGTGGACCGGCGTTCGCATTGGTGCGATACCCTCAGCGGCTTTCGTGGCAGCCTCACGCCACGCCGCGATCTTCTTAGCTTCTGCCATGCGGTGCCCGCGGTGGTTTGCGTTCAGCCAGGGATTGACCGGCTTCAGCTTCCCCGTTTTCCGGTCCTGCACCGGCTTGAAGTACGGCGCCGGGATGTCCAGGGTTACATGACGCCTCATAGAACACCCTTCCAGCGGCATTGGCAGCCGTCGCGTTCTCCGCAGTCTGGGCAGCCGAAGTGCGTTTCCTTTGGCGCTACCTCAAGGAATGGCGCTGCGGCTTCTAGGGCTTTGCGTGCATGGTCGTCTGCGTAACGGTCCAGGTCGTCGCGGCCAGGGTGGCCCTCTGGGCGATACGCGTAGCACCCGTGGGTTTGCTCCCGAATGAGTACCTTCGCCGCAGCTATAACCGCTTCCTTGGGGATGCGGACTTGGGTGTTGGGGCCGGGGGTCATTTTGTCCTCAGCTTCTCGATTGCTCCGCGAATGTCAGCGCACATAGCCTCTGTGCTGGCAACATCCCGTTCGGTACGGGCTATAGCCTCCAGCAGAGCGTCGGTCGGCCGAGTCGCCCACGTTGCAGACGGAAGGAATGTGCGCAGATGGTTGAGACGCCTCCGCTCGTTTGTGGCGGCGATTACGGCTACGTCAAGTTGATCGAAAAGCAACTCCGCAGCCCGCGGAAATTCGTAAGTCATGCGGCTATCTCCTGTCGTTGAAACGCTGCGAGCATGTCACGTAGAGCAGCGGCGGCTTGTTGTTTTACGACGCCGTTTCCAAGGGCTTTTAGTTGCCCGTTGCGGTTGACGCCTGGCACGTCGGTAACCCAGCCCGAGGGAAGCCCCATCATCCATTCGACGAAGGCGGGGCTTAGGCGGTGTCCGTTATCGCGTCCAGTAGGTTCAGTTGGCCGGGGAGCTGGTCCGTTGACTCGTTCCCATCGGCGGACGGCTGGCTCGTAGACTCCCCAAGCTTGCTCAACTCGTTCTCGGCTATCTCGTTCAGGTTCCACACCCCATGGCCTTTTGCACGCATGGCAGCTACCTGAGCCACTGTCTTGCCCTTCTGCGCGTCGTGAGCCTGCGGGGTCGGCAAGAGATGAGCTATGGCCGGTAGGGGCCTGTCGCCCTTCGAGCCGCGCATATTCGGCCCGCCCTTGTCCCCGTCCGAGGCTTTCGGCGTCGGCAACAGATGCTCGATCTCGTCCGCCAGCGTCGGCCCGTGCCCGCCCTGCTTGCGCTTGTCCGGGTGCTGGCTTCCACCGTTCACCGCTAACTGCGAGGTGGGCGTTTTGAAGTAGTGACTGATGGTTGGGAGGTTCGGGGATTTCCTGAGCCGGTCGGCTGGGTAGTCGTCCCGCTTCCAGTCCGACGCTGCCGGTGTTGGGTAGAGCGGCGAGGAGAAAGACGCGGAACCTGTTGTGCGTTGCTCCCACGTCGGCAGCTCGTAGGCCACGCCATTCCGCATCGTACCCGAGGTCGGCCAGGTCTCCGAGTACACGTCCGAGGGCCCGAAGATTGGGGTTTCCGCTGTCTCCCACACGTCCCTCTGACTGTTCCAGTTCGCTAATGGCTCCTGCACTTAGTGCTCCTCTCACGTTTTCCCAGACCACGTATCGGGGTCTGATGGTTGCTATTCCTTCGCGCATGGATTCCCATAGGTTTGAGCGGGTTCCTTCGGTCATGCCTTTGCGGCGTCCGGCGAGGCTTAGGTCTTGGCAGGGTGAGCCGCCGCTAATAATGTCCACGGGTTCAATGGCGTTCCAGTCGATCTTGGTTACGTCGCCATAGTTCGGGACGCTTGGCCAGTGGTGGGCGAGGATCTTGGATGGCGCAGGCTCCCACTCAGACACCCATGCGAGTTCGGCGCCGAAGACTTCCTCAACCGCTAGGCCTAAGCCGCCGTAGCCCGCGAATAGTTCACCGAGTCTCATTGGAACCTCCTTTAAAGTCAGAAGCCGCCTCGTGGGCGGCTGCGTTGGTGTGGGCTTGTATCGCTAGAGCTAGGTGCCTCTGGTGCTCTTCGCGGGGAAAAACGCTGGGGTATTGGTCGGTCAAAGTGTGACCACAGCGGCAGTCCCAGCCGAGGTGGCGCGCACGCGTTCCTGGTTCTCGGTGTTCGCGCAGGATGGCGACAAGAGCGGCAAGGGCTTCTTCGTTTGTGCTACTCATGTCTGTTCCTTAACTGAAGATGCCGCCTTGTTGGCGGCTTTGGTTTTGAGTTGTGCTACGTATTGGGCTTCGGCTACCCGGCATTTGAAGCAGGTTGGTTCGCCGTGTCGTTGGTGTCGTTTGGCTGCTGCGTTGGTGCCGCATGGTTTGGGTGTTCGGGGTTTGTGTGCGCCGCGGCGGTGTTCGCGTTGGTAGTGGTTTTGTGATGCTTGGCAGGGTGGGCAGGGGGTTTGTTTGTTGCGGTAGTGTGCGCGTGCCCCTGACCGGCCGTAGAGTCCGTTACAGCCGAGCGGGCGGGCGGCAGGGTCATGGGTCAGGTCCCAGCTCATAGCAGGCCCCTTGCTTGGAGGTCGGCGCGTCGGTCTGCGGCGCCTTGTCCCATGAGCCGGTCCCACTCTTCAGGGTTGCGGGCACGCCAGGACATGGGGTGTTTGCTGGACTGCTTCGGGCTCGCTTCGATGGCTGATTGCCGGCCGGTGCGTTGGCTGCGGACGAGTTCGGCGCGTTTGCGGATCTTCGCCGGGGAAACGGACTCGTCATCGTTGAGCCTGTAATGGTCAAGGACGGCCTGCATGCACTCGTCATAGGAGTACGGCTGGAGTGCGTTGGCCCAGATGTCACGGGATGGTTTGTTGAGCTGCACGCGGGGATCATGCTGGTTGACCCACGTCATGATCGCCACGGTTTCTTCAAGGTTCATGTCATGCCCCTAGTTCTAGTTGGCCGGACATTTCGGCGCGGGTTTCTTGGAGTAGGTCATATCCGGCCTGCAAGCGGGTTTGAGAGCCTGTGGGGCGCTGCTGCTGGCCTCTGGTAGGCAATGGGCCGTCTTCCCAGCACTTGCCGTTTAGCCAGGTGGCAGGGAGCTTGGTGAACTGGTCTTCCCTGTTTGGGTCATCCCTATACCGGATGGCACCTTCGACGAGTTCTTCAGCCGTGGCTATCTTCCGGGCCTTTGCGTATGCCTTCTCTGCCACGCCTTTGGATTCTTTGCGTGGGTATTCGAGATACCAGTCGAGGAACTCGTCAGCGTTCGGCTTTGCCGGACTAGAAGAACTGTTCCCCTGTTCCACTGTTCCTCTGTTCCTCTGTTCCCCTGTTACGGGCGCGAGGGTTTCGGGAGGGCTCGCGACACTCTCGCGAATTTCGGACTCTTTATAGTCCAAAGTCCCGTCAGGACGCGGATTTCTACCTTTACCGGGCTTGTCTATTCGCTGTATGGACTCCCAGAAGGAAATGTAGATGAGAGGGTCTCCGTTGGCCTCGTATCGGTGCACTAAACCGGCTTGGTGTAGCTCGGAAATGGCTTCGGACACCCTCGCGACGGTCTCGCGAGTGTTCGCGAACATGTCGCGAGGAAATACGTCGGTGACGATTAGTTCAATGTCGTCCACTCCGACGCCGTTGTCATCGACGTAGGACTCCAGGCCCTTGAGTACTAGGCGGGCATCCCATGAGACGGAGCTGATGCGGCGGGACTTCCAGAACTCCGGCTTAGTTCCACGTATCCTCATTCGGTGCCGCCGTTGGGTAGAATCATTTGTAGCCACTCCTTATTAGTGGTTTAGACCCCGGATTGTGTTAGCAGCACGTCCGGGGTCGTTTTATTCGAGCCGTACCACTAATTGTATTTTGTTCGCCGGAATAAGGGTTATCCACAGCAACATTTTTTCGTTGTCCCAGCGGTGAATCATGACCAGCATCCGGGTGGGAAGTATTGACGAATTGTCATTCTGGACATGCCCGTTTTGCGTTGCACTTCTGCCTGGGTTGCACCTTTAGCGAATAGCGCCTCAGCTTTTTGGAGCTTTTCGATGGTTGCGAGGCGCATGTATTTGCGGGGCTGGTCTTTGTTTTCTTGCCAGTTGGCGCGGCGTGCGGTGTTTGATGCGTCCCGGCATTTAGGGCATAGGGTTTCTTTGTTGTATCGGTGCCGCCAGATACCTTTTGGGGTTCCGCACATTTCGGGGGTTACGGGAGTCGGCTTAGGCCCCATTGTCGGCTTAGCGTCGAACCCTTTTCCCCTGTACACGTAACCGGGCATTACGCAGCCTTCCGGCGGGGCTTGTCTGCCTGTCCGGTGAGTTGCCGGCGGCGTTTGTCGTAGCGTGCTGACTCTTTGGCGGCTTCGATGAGCCCGTCTGGTCCGCCCCAGATAATGGGTGGTGCTGCAAGTTTTTGGGCGGCGAGTTCTACCCGGTTCTTCGCTTCCTGGATGCGGCGTGCGGTGTCGATCTTCCGCTTTTGCAGTGTGACTATTTCGCGTTCCTGCGCCTCGATTTCCGCTAACTCTGCTTCGGCTTTTTCGAGGGCAGCGGCGGCGATTTGCTGTTGGATGCGGAGGGCTTCAAGGTTCCGCTTCGGTGCGTTCCTGATGTATCCCATTACTTCTGTCCTTTCATCACGTTTTTGATGGCTTGGTTAGCTGTCGGATCGGCAAACTTGCGTGAGTCGCCTGTGTTGCGTGGTGCGGGCTTTCGGTCATCCCAATGGCAGGCGCACGAGCGTTGGCGGCTGCATACCTGGAAGGCAGTCCAGCAACAGCCGCGGGCGCACGGGGTCACTCGACGGGCTTTCGGTAGTCGTGTTCGTCCTCGTATCCCTTGCAATTCGCACATGGTCGCAATCCGCATCCATGGACGACATCAGAAGGGACATATTGCTCGCACGATCCGTGCACCGGGCAGCCGGGATGCTCGTAAGCCACGGGATCGCCTGCCACGTAGACACCGACATCGCTTGCTCGCATACACAGGTGGTCGCAAGGCAGGTAGCTAGGGTCTGTCATGAGTGTTCCTCATGACTTTTCTTGTGTTCCGGGTAAAGAGTTCGAATAGCGTCCGTTGCCAACAGCAGCGCGCTTAGTTCCGACGCGTCGGCTTGCAAGCTAGCTGGCGAACCGTTTTGATCGGCGATGATGTCTACTAGGTACGCGGCTCGGCGCTCCAGTCGTCCTAGCTGACGGCGCACTTTGGCTGTCCGTGGTTTGGGGTCGATGCTCATTGTAAGAAGTCCTTAGCTACGACGAAGGGCGCCCCGTGTTGGGACGCCCTTCCGTGATGGGGGTGGGTTATTTACCGAGCGCGAACCTGATCTGTTCGAGCGTGACGGGTTTGTTGTCGCGGCAGTCGTGCGGGGTGACGCGACCGTTACTGATCGACAGTTCGCCACGACATCGGACGCATTCGGTCAGGAACGACAGTTGATCGCCGCGGGGCTTCGTCTTGAAATTCATGGCCTAGAAGGGAGGCTCGGAGTCGGGGCCATTACCCCAGGTGTCCGCGCTGGCTGCTTCCTTCTTGCCGCCCCAGTTCCCGCCGCCATTGCTGCTGTTCTGTGCTGCCGTTGGGATCAGGCCAACAATGTCCGCGACGACTTCAAGGCCGCTGCCGGTGGTGCCGTCATCGTTGGTCCATTCACGGGTTTCCTCACGGCCGATGACTACTACCTGCTGCTTAGCCCCTTCGCGGAGTACATCGGCGAGGGTTTCGGCGCGTTTGCCGAAGACGGTCACGCGCCGCCACGTGGTGCCCGTGTCCTTCCATTCCTTCGCCTGCTTGTCGAACCTGGAGTGTCCTTCTGCGACGGTGAAGCTGAGCCGGCACTGTCCCTCATTACTGAATGCGGGTTCTTTGACCTTGCCGATGTTGCCGTGGAATGCTGCCTGTGCCATGTTCAGTTGCTCTCTTCTTCAGTGGGTGCGGCGAGTGCCGCGATGGTTTTGAGGTGCGCTTCGGGTTCGCCTGCGTCCTTAGCTGCCTTCCAGAGGGCCCGGAGTAGGTCGCGGTCACCCTCTGCCTGTTCGGCTTCTGCCAGGAAGTCACGGGCGGGCTGCGGTGCCTGCTTGGGCGCGTCAGGCAACGGCTTGACACTGAAGCTCTTACGCTTACCCCTCGTTGCGGTGAGTGCAACGGTGAGCGGCTTCTCAATGTGGGACAGGTGGCTTATTTCGATGCCGCCTACCTTGTCTTTGCCGAACGTAATTTCGGGGTTGCGGTAGAGGGTGAGGCGCCGTCCTGTGTAGGTGGCTGCGTCAACACCCCACGCCATGACCATCACCCTTCTCATGGACTTGGATGGTCGGTAGGCGCGTCCGGGGAACTCAACCAGGCGGACATCCACGGGCTGCTCAGCCAGTCCGGGGACAACCTCATGGATCGTCACAGTCACCGGCCCGCTAATCAGGTCGTCCGCGTTGAGCTGGTCACTGCGAGGGGCAATACTCTCGGTTAGGTCCATCAGTAGATCTCCATCTCTGCGAAGTGGTCCAGCCGTTCGGTGGCTGGGAGGTCTTTGGTGGCTTCGGTGTAGCGGCTGACCATGTCGGCGGATGCTTCCTCGAATGTGGCGACGGCGTTGAAGATCGCGTCGAACCACTTGGGGTCACGCTCTACCCGCTTGACGTAGAGTGGCATTCCGGAGCAGAAGGAAACGTAGTCGATCCATTCACGCCCGGACACGAGTAAACCCGCCTGGCACTGGGCCATGTTCTCTAGCGGCACCTCATCAGCGAGGATCGTGGCGAGGTGCTTCTTCTGCCGGCGGGACTTGATTTCGATTAGCCCGTCATCACCAACCAATCCATCGGGGGAGTAGCCGATCCGGAATCCCCAGTCATTGCGGACCATAAAACCCAACTGATCAACGGGCGCGAAGTGTTCGCTGTAGATGTCACGGGCGAACGGCTCATCAAGCGTTCCCCTGAGCATGTCCTGGTTTTCGTGGATGGGTTCGACATGGCCCGTGATGCGTTCGGCCGTCAGTGTGACAGCGAGGGCGCGTGAGTAGTCGTTAGCGGCAGGCTTGACCGTCTTCGGCGTGATCAACTGCCCGACAACCGAGGCCGTGACGATGCCGCAGCGTGCAGCCAACCACTCGTCGCTGCCCTGCTCAAGTTCGATGTACGTGGTTAGGCTCATGCTTCTTCCCACTTTCCGTAGGTTATGGTGCGCTTCATGACGGCGCCGCCGGAGTTTGTCGCCATCTCGCGGGCTTCGTTCTCATCGAATGCGGCGTGCAGGTCGATCCGCTGCCACGCCCACTGATCTACTTCTTTGACCCCCGCGTTGTCCCGCAGGATCTTCTTGAGGTACTGGACGCTGGCGAACTCGCATCCGTGGAGGTTGCCGAGTAGCTGGGCGAGGTCTTTCTGTAGGCTCATTTGCGTGCTTCCTGTAGGACCCATTGGAGGGCTTCGGGGTGGGTTTTGAAGGCTCGGAAGTCGATGGCTGTGAACGCGGTCCACGGCTTCGTGTAGTCCGCGTATTTGGTGCCGTCTGCCATGTAGTTGGCGTTGTAGATCTGGGCGCGGCGAGCTTCCGTGCTGGCGCCGATCCGGATGCGCGGCCTGGAATTGGGCAAAAAAGAAGGACCATTGCTGGTCCCGAGTTCGGTTGCTATTTCGTATAAATCACGCCGTGGCGGTTGGCTCGTGTGGCACATTTTCTGTCTCCCCATGGATTGGACATTGTGGGTTGGTGGGTCGTACGTTGCGCGGGTCATACCTTGATGGTGGGCAGTCGCAGTACCGGTTGGTTTTGCGGGTCCACCAGTCACCCCCGCAACCAGGCTTCGTGTTGGGCATCATCGCCCTACTTTCACTCGTCGTCGTAGTGCGGATAATTTGCAAAGCGTTCTATGACCATGTTTCTGCGCGCTTCCTCTGCCGCTCCAGGCCCCGGAAGCAGGCCGTTGAATCGAACAATGGAGTGCCATACTTCAGCGGCCAATTCGCCATCCCGGAACCTCTTGTTTTGGCTGACGAGGCAGTAGGGGGAGTATGACCCGCCCACCCGGTAAGCGTCCGCCGTCGGGTGCTTCACGAAAATGCGGAAGGCGGTCATGGGTTCAGCGCGTTCTCTATGGCGCGCCGGAAGTCACGTACAGCCCTCTCATACCCGACTGTTGCCAGCCCGTGCGGTTCGGGTAGTTCCGCGTGCAGAGCGTCCGCGTTGTCAGCTATGGCCAGCACGGCTTCGATGGCTTTGGTGAGGCGTACTTCCCTGTCGGTGTAGGGCTCGAAGTTGTTGGGGGACGGGTAAAGTCCGTGGTCGTTCATGGCCTCTCCTTTGGTAGTTGGATGTCGCGGGTTGCGGTGTGGATGGTGACGTGGCCGGCGAGGGTGGTCTGGTCGGTGATGCCGCGGACAAGGTTCACGGCCTGCTCCAGTTCGGCGGCGAGGGCTAACATTTCGGACGCGAGAGTCACGATGAATGCTCCTCACGGTTATGGGTGCTTGCCCAGATATGAGCGTCAACCTGGCGAATAACGTTTACGCCGTCCTTGCACAGGTCGCACCACGCTTGGTATTTGCGCTGACTCACGCGATGCACGGTCGCGCTCATGGCAGGTACCTTGGTGCGGCGGTGACTGTGCGGCGGGCTTCTGCGCGTTCGTGGTCGGTGAGTGCCCGCCACTGGTCCGCGTCCAACCCCCACGCAGACGCCACCAACGCCTCAGCAAGTAGCAACGGCTCGGCACGGTGATAGGGCTTGCGGTGCTGCGGGGAACGGCGCTTGAACAGTTTCAGCATGGCTAGGCTCCTTCGTGGATTAGGGTGAGTGCGCCTTCTTCTGCAAGGACTTCCTGATAGCCGAGCAGTCCCAACCCGATCTCATCAAGAGCCCCGCGATCCTTCCGGTAAATGTGCGTTCCGGCCAGCAGGATTGAGGCGTTAGGGAGGTTTTCGAGTTCCTCGGCGGTCGTGATCGTGCGGGGCTTAGAGTAACCGGCGGCAAGGATCGCGTAGGAGAGTGAGTCCGCGGTGTTGTCGATGTCGGAACCGTTGACTAAGATCCCAAGTTCGCCGTCAATGACAGCGCGGGAAATATCGAATAGTTCATCTCGTTCGCTCATGCTCGAACCTCCAGAATCATTGAGCGGGGGACTTTGTAGTCCAGGAAGTCGCCAACAATGACGACACTGTCCGGGGTGGTGTTGTAGAACTCGAACCAGCCGCACTGGGTACGGATCTGGCGGGCCGTCGATAACTCGGTGTCGGTGATCATGACGTCTCTCCTTTGAGTAGTTTCGGTTCGATTGCGCGGCCCCGTGATCGGAGGTACGCGACGAGTTCACCCGTGATGTACCGGGCACGCTCAGGGGTGACAAGGACGCCCGCGTTACTACACGGGTCACAAAGCTCACCATTACGGATGCGGGTGTTAGGTGCGTCCGCGTACTTCACCGTCTTCGGCCGCGTAGGATGACCGCACCGTTCGCAATCCCGAAACTTGGGCAGCTTCGGCCAATCACGCGCCCGGTAACACTGCCGGCACATGCCCCGCGCATACCAGCCAGTCCGCCCACAAGCGCCCAGACACGGGTCATCCTTCCTAACCGTCATAACGGGCCTCCTTGAACGCCTCGTAAGCGTCATCGTCTGACGTGTCCGTTTCGTGGTTCTCGGCGTCATGAGCGGCTGCCCATTCGTGCGCTTCGTCCTCATCGATAAAGGGACCTGCACCGGTAGCGCATTCGTCACAGTCAGCGTTGTACTGGGTGAAAGAATAAACATCCGCGCTCATTACCAGCCCCTCGACTTCTTGAGAACGCCGAGCTGGGCGCAATGCGAAATAGCCTTCAGGTCACGCATGGCAGAGTCGAACATTTTGCCAAAGTCGCCCGTGTTGTCAGACGCCAGCACGTTGCCGGTATCCGTGTTGTAAACCCGGTAATACCAGCAGTAGATGTACCCGCGCCGGTCGAACTTGTTGTCATCTTTGTGGGCGTAAATTTGTGCGCGGATCATTTGTCTTCACACTCCGGGCAGCCCGACTTGGGCCCATGGAGAAGATGCGCCTCTTCCCAGTCGTCGCGCCGGTCCAACGCCATCGCCCACGGGATCGCGATCATGAACGCCAACGCCAACATGGCAACGAAAAAAGTTAGACCGTTCATGCGGCGGCGCTCCTGTCAGTTTTGCGGCGCCAGATTTGGTGGCTGCCACTGTTGCGAGTCTTGGTTGCGGACTGCTTGTAACCGGCGGACTCAATCAGACCTTGCGCCCGTGCTGAGGTGAACGCCGCACCCCACTGGGCCGGCCGGTTCGGTTCGCGCATATGCTTACGCAAGTCATCCGCGCTGAACGTCTCGTGATCGAGCGAAAGGCTGATGATCGCGGCGACCGCATCGTCCTTCCAATCACGGTCGTAATGGTCATCAAGAACTGCTGCTTTCACGGTGTTTCCTTCCTGGTGATGGTTGCCAGCAGGTCCGCGGGCATGTTTCGGAGTTTCGCTATCAGGTGCTCGTCGCACGGTGGGAGGCCGAACGTCTCCGTACGCGGCGGGGCTGACAGGGCGGTCGTGGCTGCTGAAGCCGTCATGCGGCGCGCCGCCTGGCTGCGTTGGTCTGGTTCTGCTTGGCGCGTTCGGCCATAACGTTGTCCGTGGCTTCCTCACCTGTCGGGTCACTGTGAAGCAGGAAGAACGCCTCGACATCAACGGGGCCTTGTTCGTCTGCGAGCTTCTGCATCCGGCGTGCGGTCTTCTTCATCTCAGAGAACGTGGCGGTGATGCCGTTGTCTTGGTTGTAGGTGGCGAGTTTGGACAGGTAATCAGTGTTCGAGGGCATGACAAATAAGCCCCTTCTTCTCGCAAGGAACACGAGAGTATGGTTTGGGATGTTTGGGTGGTTTAGGACGCTTTATGCGTTCCCTATAAAGTGGCCGGCTCTAACGGCTGCGGCGGGTGATGCGGGGTCTAGCGGGGTCTAGCGTTTCTGCGGCTCTGACGGGAGCGCTTCGGCCCACGCTTGGAGTTCGGTAGCCAAGATAATTGGCTTCGTGTTTGCGTACTTGACCGCAAGCTCACTGTTGCGGATGGCGCGCCTTACGGTATCCGTCGAGTACCCAACCGCTTCGGCGGCTTCCTCGATTGAAAATGCAATTTTCACGCTGCGTCCTCCACCGTCACGATGTCTTCCATGCGGACGGGGTAGGTGGTGAGTACTGCTGCGATGAATCCGGGGCCGGGACGTGAGAGCCCGTGGCGGATCCGTGAGATTGTGCCGGCGTCAACGCCGATATGGTTTGCGAACTCTCCCCAGGGCTGGCCTTCGCGGAGTCGTTCTAGCGTCTCAAGATTGACGCTAAGTGTTGGCTTTGCCATTTCTATTTAGCTCCCCAGCTTTGTGTGTTTGGTCTGCTACAAGCTGGACTTTCGCAACCCCAACTTGCTGATACCGAGTACTCTAATCCGCCACTTGGACAAGCGCAAGCCCAATCGGTTCTGTTAATTAACAAGCGCACCTTGTTAGACCACAAAACCGCGTAATCTAGCGGTTTTTGGGGGCAGGTATGTACTCGGGTACTAGAACGCGGTCGGGCGTGTTGCTCGGTTACTTGTGGGTAAATTGCGTTGACGTGTTGCGCTGGCGCAAACTAAAGTTGCCCTCATGCCTAATTCACCAGAAACCAGTCAAGTAACGCGCTGGTACGACTACATCACCCGAGTTACCGAAGGAATGACAGCGCGTGAAGTGGCAGCCCGCGCAGGATTCGACGAGTCAGCAATGACCCGATGGAAAAAGGGAATGAACGCGGACCCGAAATTCGTTGTCCAGTTCGCCCGCGCATTCCACCAGAACGTTCTCTTGGCCCTCGCGGAAGCGGAACTCATTACCGACGACGAGGCCAACCTCCACGAGGTGCGGATCGGTGTTGAGGATATGACGACACACCAACTCCTGGAAGAGCTTGCCCAGCGCATCGACAACGGCGGCGGCAGACACCCCTAGAACCAAAAAACAAGAGAGCCTCGTCGCCAACTTTCTGGCGACGAGGCTCTCTTGCATTCGCCGGATTGTGGCGACACAAGCTATACTTGTGGAGTAACAAGCAGTAAGGCAACAAAGTGCCCCGCGATGGCTGGAACCACCCGGGGCTGTGACCGACACATAAGGGAGTGCCGATATGGCCAAGTCTACATGCAGCACCGATAGCTGCCACCGAGCGATCTACTTCCGCGAGAAATGCTACGTGCACTACGTCCGCGTAGGGCCGAAGCTCCGCGGCACCTGCAAGATTGACGGGTGCGACGCAATAACCACCGCCAAGGGTTTATGCGATAGGCACTACACGCGCCTCCGGCGACACGGCGATCCAACATTCACCGAACGCACACCACAGGACGCAAGCCTTGCTGAGCGCCTGGAGTTCGGCGGTTGGACCGAAGTGGTACGCCGTCCGGATCTCGGCCCCTGCTGGGAATGGAATGGGGCGCGTCATCCAAAGACCGGATACGGGTACGTGAGCGTTGGCGATAGTAAGACCAAGCATGCCAGTCGGGTAGCGTACTTGGCGTGGGTCGGGCCGATTGGAGACGACAAGTTCGCATGCCACCGTTGCGACAACCCGCCATGCATCAACCCCGCCCACCTTTTCGCCGGCACCCCCAAAGAGAACTCGCAGGACGCCGCCGCTAAAGACCGTAGCGCATACGGTGAACGGCAGGGAGGTCACAAGCTGACCGAGGCAGAAGTCCGCGCCATTAGGGCGGACTATGCAACCGGCAAATTCAAGCAGATAGAGCTTTCCCGCAAATACAAAACATCGCCAATGAATGTGAGTCTCATCGTTCGCGGGAAAGCGTGGGTTAGGGCTGCCTAGACCTGCCCTAGGAGCCTGGAAAGGCTGGACATTGCGGCTTCGAGTTGGGGGGTGTTGCCTTTTGTCTTGTATTTGCGGGTCATGGCAACGGTGGAGTGTCCAACAATTTCCTGCGTGAGGGTTTCGTGCACTCCCGCGTTAAACATTAATTCCACGACTGTATGCCGGGCGCCATGCAGTACGATGTCGCCCGGCAGGCCAGCTTCAGCGAGTAGTTTGTTCCATTCTTTGGTGGCCCTGTCTGGGTCCCATGGTTTGTTGTTGCGGGTGAAGACTAGCCCTTGTGTTTGGTTGCCCATTTGGAGTTTGAGGATGGAACGTAAGGGCTCGACTAGTGGGATGACTCGCCAGCCTGCGTTTGATTTGGGGCGGGTGAGATATAGGGTCCCGCCCAGTTCTCGGTATTCCCAGTCCGCGGGGGCCTTGGAGATGTCCGTGATGCGCTGGAGCTGCCAACTCAAATCGAGTTCGCCTGTCACCCTTTCCGCTTCGAGCCCGAGGATTTCCCCGCGCCTGGCGCCCGTCAAGAGATAGCAAGCCCAGAGCGGGCCGTCTGCGCGTGTTGCGAGGTGTTGTAGGAGCCGGATGGCCTGCTCAAGGGTCAGCGCTTTCTGTTCCGTTATACGGGCGCGTGGCCGGTCTACTAGGTCGCAGGGGTTGGTGTGTATTTTTCCTTCCCGTAGCGCGACTTTGAGCGCGGCACTAAGGGCGTTGTGGGCGAGGAGTGTGTAGGTGCTGGAGAGCATGACGGTTCCGGGCGGGAGGTCTTTCTGCCCGCGTAACTCTGGATCCTTGGGTGTGGTTTGCATGACGGTGTGGAGGGTGCGGACGTCTTGGGCGGTGAGCTTGTCTATGCGCTTCTTGCCGAGCGTGGGGATGATGTAGCCGTTGACCACTGTCTTGTAACCGGCCAACGTCTTGGGCCGGATCTTCTGCGGGGCTAAGTCGTCCATCCAATGCTCCATCCACTTGGCCACTGTGATGGAGTTTGTTGCGAGGTCGCCGTGTTTCTCTAGCTCGGTTTTGGCTTTCCGCAGCTCTGCAATGACCGCCGCTTTATCACGCCGGCAC